TTGGACTGCCTTCATAAGCAACTCCTGTTATGTCATTAGTCTTAAGCCAATCACAGGCTGCTTTTAAGTCTTGAGTAGTAGCCTCGCCACTACGAACCCTCTTAAGGAATTCGTTAGTGACAAGGTTATGTAACTCATCAAACTTTTCTTCTTTGGCTTTAGCCATAGTTGTTTACTTTATTTATTTTATTTGCCCAACCTTTTTTCTTTAGGTAAAGCTTTTCAAATTTAGTACCTTTAGGTTCACCATAATGATCATCTTTTAGGCCAGGTACTATTTTATTACCTGCCATTATGCGTTAACCTCTGTTTGTTTATTTGGTTTGAATTTAGCTTTTATCCAGCGTCCTCCAAGATAAATCATGTCAACGCCTTTTGTTCCTCCAGTATTAACTTTATCTCCTTCTTTCCAGTAGCCAAATGTGCCATCTGGACCTAAAGAGCGATTACTGAAAGAACCTGTTCTTGTTCCCATAATTAGTTACTGATTTTTCCACTCCTCATATTCTAGCGTACCACCATTTATAATGTAGTTCTTCCAAGCTGTTATACTTTTTACCTTTTTAGGAGCCTTTTTCATTTTCTTCCAAAGCTCTGACCCTTCTTTAGGTGGTGCAGGGGACCATGCTACATTTGTAGTCTTCTTTTTATTTGCGGGAGAGTTTGACGCTCCATTAATTCCAGCTACCATTAGTTTAATAGTTTCTTTTTGACAATTTCCAATGCCTGATCATCTAGTTTGTTATCAGTTCTAGCGACATAAGCTTCCAGTAGATCTACTACTAGCTTCTTCACTGAATCTGACTTCAAGAAGGCGAAAAGGATGGGCTTGATAATTAGGATCATTGTATTAGTGGGTTAGGGTTTATTTGGACTTTGTAGTTTCTTTTTTTTCTACTTTTTTAACCACTACTGGTTTTTCTCTTTGTTGTACTAAAGTAGTTTTTACTTCAGGTTTTAGATCATTAGGACCATCTAAAGAAGGTTTAGTTGTTCCTGCTGCATCTGTTAATGTACTCATGTTACATGTTTCTTTAGGTTTACTCCACGGTTTATACCATGGTGGTGGTGGTGTATTACATTTTAATACTTTAGCTTTAGCTTTCTCCCAGGTCTTTATAGGTATAACATCATAGCACATATGACCAATATCAGAAGTAGGAAGTAGCATAAATCCTTTCTGCTGTAATTCAGCACACTTCAGGACTCTAACTAATTCATAATCTAATCTCATCTTTTCTTCTTGTCTAGCTGCTATACTACGACACCTATTTAGACCTTCACGATC